TACCCGTGTTTGGCGTGTACATCCTGATTCCAAACTCCACCAGGGCTACCGTATATATCCTTCAGCAATGCTGCCTGCCGATGATGGAGAAATTGAAGCCCTTGCGCACGGTGACGTTTCCACGATCAACCTGGATGAATTACGTTTACTCTTGGAGCTTGCAGAGCGTCGTTCGGGAGTTTCTCCGCCACAGCAGGGTATGGGAGCGGGTACCATGTCAGGAAAGCGAGGTATCTACTCTGCGATGGGGACCTTGTCGTTGATGCAGGAGGGTAATACAAGGAAAGACCTTAATGTGTCGGACATGCGTGATTCTCATGTTCGTTTGATGCGTTTGGTTAGTCATCAGTACGGGACTCTTGGAAGGGGCTCGAAGTTTCATGAAGAGCGTTTGAAGCTCTTTGGTAATAAAGCTGAGAAGATTCAAGAAGCTCTGTCGCTAATCGTGGCAAAGAAGATAGGCTTGCCTTGTTACTCTTCTTCGGCTTCAGTAAATAAAGAAGTCGAAAAGCAAAACGATGTTATGTTGAGTCAAATCATGTCGAGGCACTATCAGATGATTGCTCAACTACTTGGAGCTATGCAAGGAGTAATGACTCCTCCTCAAGTGAAGGAATATATGCTCCAGGTGATTATCGCGTCGAATATCTTGATGAAGAAGATATTGAAGAATTTTGGTCACGACGAGGTTGAAAGACTCGTACCTGATCCTTTTAAGGGAGGAAACTCAGATGCTTCTCAGCCCCAGGGAGCGAATGCTGGCCCGGTCAGCGGCGATGCTCCGCCATCTAGAGTCCAGTGAGGGTCAGCTCTTTATTGAGTGGCTTACAGAAACTCGTTTGAGGGAGTATACAAAGCTGATGCATAGCAAAGATATGGTTGAGATGCATCGAGCTCAGGGGGCAGTAGGAATCATCGATCTTATAAAGAGTTTGTCGGATGATCTTCGACAGTATGAAAGGGATGTAGTCAGCGGTAAAGTTAAGCCCCTAAAGGAGGGTTGACACATGGGTTGGATTGACGATTATAAGAAGAAGAAAGGAACGCTTCCCAAGGAGCTTGAAGGGAAGACCGACGATGATGTCCTTGTAATGCTCGCCGATGCTACTAAAGCAAAGGAAGAGCGTGATCAACTCAAGGTGAAAGTCGCTGAGCAGGACACCGCCGTAGCGAATATACAAACCGAGTTTGAGAAGGTCAAGACGAAGCTTCAGGAAGCTGAGGCGAATCGTAACAAACAAACTCCCAAAGGCGACAACAACAACGACGAACCTGCCGACTTCGTTACTGATCCCGATAAGGCTTTTGGTCAACGAATCGGTCCTCTTGCCTCCGTTGCACTTCAAACCGCCGCTGTGCAAGCCCGCATGTTGGCTCAGCAGCAGCTGAACAACATGGATGCGGCTTCGAATGGCCGACAGATGGACGGTAGGCTGTTCGCGATGTGGGGCAACGAGATCGACGCCGAGGCAAAGAAGTATCAAACGATTCACCTCGGCAACGTCGCGGCTTGGACGGGGATTTTCTACTATGTCAAGGGATTGCACTCAGATGAGCTGCGCGACCCTGAGACACGAAAGAAGAAGTACAACTTTCTTGAATCTGCCTCGTCCTCAGCTACAACCCAGAACAACGACCAGCGGCCGAAGCCGGATGCCGATACCCTGACAGATGCTGAGAAGCATGTCGCGGATAAGATGGGTGTCAGTCACGAGAACTACGCGAAGCGAAAAAAGTCGATGCAGTTCGTAGGAGCATAACATGCCAGAACCCAATAAGCCAGTCATATCTTGTCAGCCGACGATCACCTCGTCTGCCCTCCCGCCGAGTCAGCAACCGTCGGCTCATCCTTCTTTGCAGCCTCCTGTTGAGAAGGAAATCTCCTATCAGGACATCGTTGCAAAGCCGCTTCGTCCTCCCAACTTCATGAATATGAAGCATAAGAATCCCAATGTAAGCCTTTTCTGGGGCAACAGAGCTGTCGGTGAGAAGGAGTCGGGACTTCGCTACGACCAGCTTCTTGCAATGGGTTTTGTCCCTGTCAAGCCTGAGGAGGTGCTTCAAGTCATGGAGGGCAGGCTACTCCCCTGCCCTCCCTCGATTGCTCGCGACGGGCGAGTTTTGTATGGTGACCTAATACTTCTCAAAATCGCTAAAGTCGACTATATCGGCTCTCAGAAGTGGAACGAACAAACTGCCCGACTTCGTGTCAAGAAGCCTGGTGTCGCTATCGAAGGGGACACCCAGGCGGCCGATTCTCGTCTGCAACCCCAAAGTACGCTCGAAGCTCTCGAGCACAACAAGCGTCTCCAAGGCAAGATCAAAAGCTACGTACCGAACCTCGCCGAAGTCGACGCAAAGACAGCCGACAACTCAGGTCTGATGAACCTTGCGGACCCGACAGCAAAGCCTTTGTAAAAAGTTTTGCGACGTGCCCCCATGTCGTAATTGTTACAAAAGTTAACAGTAAAGAAGTAAAACCGGAAAGGAGTACGAATGGCTTCAGCTGAGATCCACAGTATCCAAACTGTAAGCGGTAATCAGCCAAGGATACGAAGACTCCCCGAAGAAGCCGGTCAGACATTTCTACCTGGTACTCCTGTGCAGATAGCCGCCGGTGACGGGGGCGTTCGAGCATGGGATGGTGTCACGGTAGCATTTGGAATCGCCGGCTTTTCGAAGGAGTTTGGTAATAACTTGGCCTTGCTAGGCGTCACGCCTACCGCGGCTGTAAACCCAACGCCTCAACCGTCTGGTAGCTCAGTGCCTTTTGAGCCTCTGGCGGTTTCTATCACCCGGCCGTTCTTCAGAGATGGCCGACAAGGATTTGAGGTAGCTGTGGCTGACACAGTTTTCCTCGGCCAGGTCGGTCCAACCCAACAGGCTTTGCAGTCTGATGTCACGAAGCAGTATGGCTTGACACAAGACTCAGACGGCCATTGGTACATCGATAAGACAAAAACAGGGGCGACGGCTGTTGTTGAAATTACGAGAATCGACCCCAATGATCAAAACCCGGTAAACCGTGGAGTATATTTTATCGTACTCCCCAGCGCAGCTCAACTGGTGGCCTAACGATGACTATGGTTCGTGGTCAGTTCGCACAGCTTATGGCTCCAGGTTTACACGACGAATTCGTCCATTGGGTCGATTTGTTGCAGAGGGACGAAGAGTACTCGCACATTTTTCATGTCGAAACGTCAAAGATGGCCTACGAGGACGAAGTGGAGTTCGCCGGCTTGCCTCCGCTTGTTGAGAAGCCAGAAGGCGAAGCCATTTCCTACTCGGACGCTATTCAAGGTGGTTCGAAGCGTTATTTGCACCTGACCTACGGTCTTGGGGTTCGGTGCTCCTTCGAGCTCTACGAAGACGACCAATACAACGTTATCAACCAAGTGCCCAAGGCACTCGCTCGCTCAGCTCACTTTATCAAAGAGCAACAGAGCTTTAACGTCTTCAACCTCGGCTTTACGACGGTTACGACGACGGATGGTATCAGTCTTTTCAATACCTCCCATCCGCTCTTGGGTGGTCCTGCCGCAACCTCAGTAGCGCCGGGAATTACCAACATTATCGCCGCTGCGGGGACGTATCCAAACCGGCCCCTCGTTGATGTCGACCTTAGCTTCACGGCAATTCAGCTGATGGTCAACTTCTTTGAACGGCTGCCTGACAGCCAAGGCTTGCCGATTACGATTAAGCCGAGGACGGTAGTCATACCGCCGGAGCTTAAGTGGATCGCGCGTGAGATCCTCGGTTCGCCTCATAAGCCCTACACAGCAGACAACGAAATCAACGCAGTCTTGGCAGAGGACTTGCAATACTTCGTCTGTCACTACTTGACAAGCCAGAGCGCTTGGTTTGTCATTGCTGACAAGATGGCCCATCGCCTCAAGTACTTCGTGAGGCACGAGCTTGACGAAGACTTTGCTGATGACTTCGACACAAGGTCGATCAAGCAAGTAAGCTTCATGAGGATCTCCGTGGGAGCTACAGTTTGGGAGGGAACTTTCGGTTCGAACGGGCCGTAGAGGTTTACGTTTTATTTGAATCCAAAGGAGAACACTCTTATGAAAAAACTGCTAACTTTGCTTGCACTCCTCGTCCTTTGCGCTTCTGCACAGGCACAGCAACCCTCTCAAGAGAGCTTCATCATGAACATGGTGCTGGCTCCCCCAACGACCTTTGTTG